TATCAACGACTGACCCAGTTAGTTATTCGTTATTCTCAGCAACCATTGACTTAAGATTGGCGGGTAAATAATGGCTAATCCAGTTAATCCGCCTCCACTTTTAAGAATACCAAAAGCGTTCTTAAATGACGGCGAGGTCAGGGCATTTATAGAGCAACAGAACACTATTATATTTCAGTTATGGAATAGAACCGGAGGGGTAATTGATATAGTAGGGGGTAACGCTGAAGGTGTTGAGGAAAATGCAGCCAATATACTTATAAATAGTGGCTTAATAGCGGATAATACAGGTGCTATCAGCGACAACACTGACTTGATTAATGAAATCCCTACTTACTCGGGCTTTATGGCACAAATACAATTTTTACAAAGACAGTTTGATGGTTTACCAGAATTCACTATTGACACATCAGGCTTTACAACTGATACAACTTTCATAACCACTGACAAGGTGATCGCATAATGGCACAACAAGATATAATCATAGGCGCGGCAGATGCTAAAGCGGGTGATACCTTATTTTCAGCATTCACAAAGACTCAAGCAAACTTTACAGAGCTGTATTCTTTAGCGCCATTAGACCAGCAACAAATGTTTTATGTAGCTAAAGCCGGCAATGACTCAAACTCAGGATTGAACATCACAGAGCCATTCCTAACGATAGGCGCAGCGATAACAGCGGCTTCATTATTAACTCCCGCTGTAGATAATCAAATAACAATACAAGTTATTGATACTGGTGATTATGTTGAAAGCCCTACATTGCCTGAATGGGTGCATCTAGATGCTAGTAATGCTGCTTTAAATGGGCGGCTAACAATAGAAGATAATACTATAACCAGTTTTAGACGGCTTCAAAACTCGACAGTTGGTCAAAGCGTTGCAAGAAAGTCTAATGGTTTAGGCTTTGCAAAAGTAGCTGTTGAATTGCTTATAGTCGCTGATGCAGGTCAAGACGGCATGAAAGTTGACGCTGGTGTTGTTCATATTGACGCTGGTGTCATGTCAATTGATGCAGGTATAGGTATAAAAGCCAAAAACGGTAGTAGAGTATCCTTTATTGTTTCAGAGGTTCAATTACTCAATGGCGGTTTAGGTATAGGAACAAGGACAGCAGGAGGTGGAGCAAACTTCTTTTCTGGCAATATCCTATACGCTAAAGATGACGGTAGCGGTGTTTTCGTAGAGGCGAAGGTTGCTGGTGACATTATAAACATACAAGCCGGCTCGATTATTGTCGATACTCTTTATGATATGGGTGCGAATACCACTTTAAACATATTTGCCACAGAAGCCACGGGCACTGTTATTAAGAATGCTACAGCAACCGTAAACTCTACGCTTGCAGGGGATCTAGCAAATAGAGTCAGGGTATCTAAAGCATCAGACCTAGCAGGCACGCTAGACAGCACAAAGCAATACTTTATAGACGGTATTATTGATATGGGTAGCCAATCAATAGAAGTACCTCAAGGCGGCTTAACGTTAACAGGTTATAGCTTTGATTTATCTAAGTTAATATCATCAGAAGCCGCTTACACAATGTTTACATCTCCTGCTAGTGGTAGTGGTAACGTGTTAGGTATGGATTACGCAATTGAAGTTACAGGCGCAGGTTCACAGGTTTATGATTTGGTGAGTGATACCGGCTTTGAAGCATTTGAATTTACGCGCGTTAACTATAATGATTGTAGCTCTCTTGGCTCTATTGATAATTATCGTCAAGGGTTAGAAATTGGTACTGGTCGCTTCGGTGGCAAGCCTGAATTGACATTGGTTGGCGTATGGTTAGGCGGTTACTTTATAGATACCTCAATAGTTAGGTCGTTAGTTGATGGCGCTTATTCTTTGTTTAGTGCCGGTGCTGGATTTGTTATGAGTTCACGCTTTAGAAGTAATCAAAATATTGATTTACCTGCTAGCGCTTCATTCATTGATTTTGCCGCTTCAAACTTTGTCAACCCTTCAACATTACAATTAGATGGGTGTTTAATTACTCGTGATGGTGTGTTTGATGCTACAGACACAAACATTATACCTAACATAGGCGCAGAAGAATTAGTATGTGAATGGATGGGTAATAACGGCATTGATAACACCTTTGTAGGCGGCGAGGCTATCGTTACAGTTGAGGTAGAAACAATAATCGTAAGCTCTGGTGTTTATGTTGATTTGGCTGGCACGTTTACAGCATCAGATTTAACGCATTTTGACTCACCATCAAACGGGCAATTAAGGCACTTAGGGGATTCACCTAGAGAATATCAAGTTGGTGGACAGCTTGTTATTGATGGTACATCGAGTGATGTTGTCGCTCTAAGGGCGGTGATTTTTAGGTCTGCAAGCACAACCTTTGAAGATCAAAAAACCCAAACAAGAGTTATTAACGCGCTTCAAGGCGGGCGAGATGTTGGTTATTATGTTTATTTTGACAATATAACATTGAACAAAAATGACTATGTATTTTTCCAAGTTGCTAATATTGGAGCAACTAACAATGTCACAGCAGAGCTTGATAGTTCTTTTGCTGTTCAAGCTAGGTAAGGAAAATCATGGCTACTAAACAATTAATTGATAACTTTTTAAATACTATTATTGACACTGTTGAGATTGCATACTCTGCACCCGCTGACAAAGACGTGGTTATTGATGCTTTCACGGTTACAAATAACTCAGTAGTTAACGCCAGTTTCAAGGCTTATGTGAAATCTGCGACAGGTGTTTTAGCTCCAATTATACCGTTTAAAATAGTGGTTTGGGGCGAGAATGATCTAGGCATCGGCATTGTTAACCAAGTAATACCGGCGGGTGGCTCACTTCAAGTTGAATCATCAGCGCTTACTTCTTTGTACTTTACTGCATCAGGTAGAGAAGTTAACTAGAATTTAGTATAATCAGGGGTATTAAATGTTTATTACGGAACTTTGCTATGGGTGACATGACCACTAAGCACAACAACGAGATCACAAGTAATAGAGAGGCCATTTTAAGTATGGCTGATTTATTACTGAAAAAAGTGGAGGCAGGGGAGTTAATAAGTCAAGAATGCCCTGTAACACATAGGTTTACACCAGGCTGTTATCTACGTGAAATATTCATGCCAAAAGGTACAAGAGTCATAGGTAAGATACACGCGACAGAGCATTTTAATATTTTACTTACTGGTCACGTAACGGTGGTAACTGCTGAAGGGTGCGAGGAAATAAGAGCGCCATATACTTTCGTATCTAAAGCCGGTGTTCAAAAGGTAGTCCATATACATGAAGATTGTATCTGGCAAACCGTCCACGTTACCGATAAAACAGATTTAGATGAAATAGAAAAAGATGTTGTGGTAGAAAGTTACGATCAATTATTAATAGATGGCTTACTTAGCCAAGGCTTAGGAGTGTTAAAATGGCATGGGTAACTGTAGCAGTAGCAGCAGTCGGGGCGGTTAGCTCTAACGTAGCGGCAAATAGAGCAAAAGGCGCAGCAAATAGAACCGCGACAGCGGCAACAGAGGCGGCAGACGCACAAATATTAGCAGGTCAAGAAGCATCAACGCTCTTAGACCCGTTTCAGGTTATAGGGCAACAAGGATTAGACCAAGCAGGGTTTTTAACTGACCCTAATGCACAGTTTGACTTCTTGCAAAACAATCCTTTATTTCAGCAGATTCAAGCACAGAATCAGCAGGTTACTGGTGATGCTCAAGATGCTTTATTTAAAACGGCGGCAGCTAGAGGCAGGCTAAGTGCTGGTGATACGATTCAGCAAGTTAATACACTAGGCGAGAATAGTGCTAGAAACCTATTACTATCAGCTCAACCGCTTATATCTAATCAGAAACAGTCTATAGGCGTTAAACTTCGGTCAAGCAACTGCTGCCAATCAAGGTAACTTACGTACAGGTATCGGTGCAGCACAAGCGGGTGGTATAGTTGGCGCTCAAAACGCGCTAAACCAAGGTACACAGGCTCAAATTAATAACATAAACACACAGGGCGCATTGCTTGGTGGTTTATTATCAAGCACACTAACACCACCGCCACCACAAACATAGGGATTGTATAATGATAGACCCAAGAATCTCACTAGCAGGCGTAGTACCTCAAACGCAATCAGCACAGACTGTATCTAATATATTCCAGTCTAACCTGAATAACGCGCAAAACAGGCGTGCAAACGAGCAAAACATACAGCAACAAGCAGCTTTACACCCCCTTCAGCTTCAACAACAACAGCAGCAAGCGGAATTATCTGAAGCACAGCAACCAGCCTTATTGCAACAGGCGGCTTTAAGTGCATCTCCCGAGCAACAACAAGTTGCCTATAGACTGTTTCTGATTAGATATAAGCGGTTGAGCTGATAGTAATAGGTTTCTAGCACTATTCTCGCCTAGTGTATTAACTTGCTGAATCGTATCACCAGCACTTAGCCTGCCTCTAGCTGCCGCCGTTTTAAATAAAGC